TATCATCCTTATAATGAGTTCTTTAATTAATAATAAAGATAATGAAAAAAAAATAATTTGCCCACCACGATGTCCTAATGGTTATAGATGTGTTAATAAAAATTGTGTTTCAAAGCAACCGCAACCGCAACCGCAACCGCAACCACAAGAGCAACCACAACCACAAGAGCAACCGCAACCATCCAAAGAAAAAATTATAATTTGCCCACCACGATGTCCTAACGGTTATAAATGTGTTAATAAAAATTGTGTTTCAAAACAATCGCAAAAACCACAAGAAATACAAAAACCACAAGAAATACAAGAAATACAAGAAATACAAGAAATACAAAAACCACAAGAAATACAAGAAATACAAGAAATACAAGAAATACAAAAACCACAAGAAATACAAGAACCACAAGAAATACAAGAACCACAAAAAGACGAATATCTAAATGATGATTTAGATGAAATTACATCGGAGGATATAGAAAAATCTTTATTTATGAGTGTAGATAATAAGGACAAAAATAAGAATGAATTAGATGAATATAAACAATTAGCATCACCTGCAAATACAAAAAAATTCAATTTTTTATATCCCAATTTAAACGATCCAAATTTTAATATTAAAATTGCTTTAAAAAAGGAATTTGCTGATACAAAATATGATGGAACAATTACAAATATAGAAACTCAATCCGAATTATTATGTAATGCCGAATTTGAATTAGCACCTCATCAAAAATTTGTTAAAAATTTTTTATCATTTCAAACACCCTACAATAGTTTATTATTATACCATGGATTAGGAACAGGGAAAACATGTTCGGCGATTAGTATATCAGAAGAAATGCGTGATTATTTAATACAAATGGGTATAAAAAATAAAATTATAGTAGTAGCCTCTCCTAATGTACAAAATAATTTTAAATTACAATTATTCGATGAAAGTAAATTAAAAGAAGTCAATGGTATATGGAATTTAAATATATGTATTGGAAATAAATTTTTAAAAGAAATTAATCCATTTAATACTAAAGGATTAACCAGAAATAATATAATTACAAAAATAAAATACTTAATTAATAATTATTATAAATTTATGGGTTACTTTGAATTTGCCAATTATATTAATAAGTATTCAGAAATAGAAGAGGAGGTTTTAAAGAATAAAACACCAACCCAAATTAAATCTTTAATACGTAATAAGTTACAAAAACATTTTAATAATAGATTAGTTATTATCGACGAAGTACATAATATACGGATAACAGATGAAAACCAAAATAAACGCGTTGCGATTGAATTATTTAAATTAGTACAAAACGCAAGTAATATACGATTATTATTATTGTCTGCAACCCCGATGTATAATAGTTATAAGGAGATTATATGGTTAATAAATCTTATGAATTTAAATGATAATAGATCAACGATTCAAGCAAAAGATGTATTTAACAAAGATGGCACATTTAAACTAAACAAAAATGGCGAGGAAATTGGCAAAAAAACATTAGAACGAAAAGCAACCGGATATATCTCTTTTGTGCGCGGTGAGAATCCATATACATTTCCGTTCCGAATATGGCCTTCAGAATTTTCAAAAGAAAATACATTTGAAAAATACAATTACCCTCGTAAACAATTAAATGGAACTACTATAATACAAGGGATTGAAATACTTTCTTTATATCTTACCCATATTGGTCCGTATCAACAATTGGGGTATAGTTATATATTAGAAAAAATCAAAGCGAGTTTAACAAATGAAAATAAATCTGTTACGTTTGATGATATGGAAAAATTTGGATATACTATTCTACAAAAACCATTAGAAGCATTAAATATTGTATATCCTGATGAAAGATTAGATGATATACAATTAAATCAAGAATTAACGGAAGCATCAGAATCTACCGAACCACAATTGGACGCAGATACGAGTAAAAAACAGGTTTCAATTGATATACGCGATTTAGTTGGTAAAGCAGGATTATCGCGAATCATGGATTATGATGTAGACAATGTTCGTTATAATTTCAGATATAAAAATATTGACAAATACGGACGTATATTTTCAAAAAATGAAATTGGAAAATACAGTAGTAAGATATATAATATATGCCAACGAATAATGAACTCCGAAGGAGTTGTATTAGTTTACTCCCAATACATAGATGGCGGTATAGTCCCAATTGCACTTGCATTAGAAGAATTGGGGTTTACGCGTGCAAGAAATCAGCGTTCTTTATTCGGAACGCCACCGACAGAGCCAATTGATGCAATTACTTTTCAGTCTAAATCTGAATCAAAAAAAATACAGCAACAATTTAATCCTGCAAAATACGTTATGATAACTGGAGATAAAACACTTACACCCGATAGTATAAATGATATTAAATTATTAACCTCTGATGATAATGTGGATGGAACGCAAATAAAAGTAGTATTAATTTCACAAGCTGCATCAGAAGGAGTTGACCTTAAATTTATGCGTCAAGTGCATATATTAGATCCTTGGTATAATATGAACCGGATTGAACAAATTATAGGTCGAGCAATTAGAAATTGTAGTCACAAACGGTTGCCTTTTGCAAAAAGAAATGTAGAATTGTATTTATATGGAACATTATTAAATGATATAAATGAAGAAGCAGTTGATTTATATATTTATCGTTTTGCGGAATTAAAATCTATTCAAATTGGGTATGTTAGTAGAGTTTTGAAAGAAATATCAGTTGATTGTATATTAAATTATGCTCAAACTAATTTTGTTACTGAAAATATGATTAAAAATAATATACCTCCAGTCAAATTAAATTTATCAAGCAATAAACAATCAATTATGTATAATATAGGAGATAAGTCTTATTCGGCTACGTGTGATTATATGAAAAAATGCATGTATACTTGCTTGCCTTCATCCGTACCAATTAAAGAAGAAGATATTAAAAAAGATACCTATAATTTACAATTTATTAAAATGAGTTCTGAAAAAATAATACAAAGAGTAAAGGATTTGTTTAAAGAACGATTTTTTTACAATAAAAATGAAATAATTAAACATATTATTTCTATTAAAAGTTATCCAATTGATAATATTAATTATGCATTATATAATTTAGTAAATGATAAATATGAATACATTACGGATAAATATGGAAGGCTGGGTAACATTATTAATATAGGAGATTTATATTTATTTCAGCCGATTGAATTATCAAATAAACAGATTTCAACCTATGATAGGTCAGTTCCAATTGATTATAAACATAATGAAGTCACCGTTACAAATATAGATGAAAAAATAAAGGACAAGAGTATAAAAAGAAAGAGTGTAGACGAACTATTAACAGAACTTAAACAAAAATATAATATTGCAACTGTTACGAATGAAATTTTAGCTACCCTTAAAGATGTAGATATAAAAGAGAATGAATGGTATAAATCCAGTAGAAATGTTATTCTTGAAATGGTAAATAATAAGGTTGCAAAAAATACAATTTATGAATTAATTATTGCACATATTATAGAGGATTTGCAATATAACGACATGCTTCTATTAGTTAATCATTATTCCAAATTAAAAGAGTCTGATGAATTTGAGAAGAGTGTGAAACAATATATAGATAATATGATAATTACTTCTTCCTCTAAAAAAGATTCAATTAAATTACTTATATTAGCAAGTAATAGTAAGAATGAGTATTTGGTTTGGAATGATAAAAATAAAAAATGGGATATGGCAAAAAATGAGGATATAAATGATGTTAAAAAAGAAATTAAAAAAATAAAATCATTATACGTTCCTCCTAAAGATAAATTAAATAGATTTGTTGGATTTATTAGTAATTTTAAAAATAAGTATATGGTATTTAAAATAAAAGATATTACAAATAAACGGTCCAAAGGCTCCAGGTGTGACCAAATGTCATTTGTTGGTGTTTCAAAGGCTACGAAAAATGATGCAATTGAAATACTAAATAATATTATAATATCGCCTGAAAAATATGCGTCCAAAATAGATAAGGTTGTTGATGAAACAGTAATCAAGGTTGTTGACCAAAATGACATTTGTTGCAAACAAGAATTAATTTTAAGATTATATGAAAAAGAAGAGAGATTAAACAAAAAATGGTTTATTTCACCCAGTATTGCTATATTAATTAATTTTGAAAACGATTAGTATTACACCTTTGAACATTATAAACCGCCGATTTATAATACCTCAACATTCCTATAAAAGGTTCTCATTTTGTGTAGTGCTTCTTCAATTATTCTATCCGTTCCGTTACACGCTTCTTCAATTACTTTTATTGGAATATGAAACTTTTTTGCCAATCCATGAACCGTATCTTTAACACAATATTCTGTATTCACACCACATACTTTAATTTGCCTTACAAAAATATTAAGACTGTTTAATATCTCTTGTATTGGTTTGCTTTTATCGTTTTTATTGTGCCATATATATTTTTTATGTGGGTATTTTTGTATCTCATTTATAATATTTATATTTGTTTCTCCACAACCTTTGAATTGCGCTATTATGATAAATGCTTTATTTACAATTGCTTCTCTAATTAATTGTAATACATTTTCAATGATTAAGTTTGAATTGTCAAAACCAACGGGTTGCATATCAATAATACATAATATATAAGGATGTATATGTTTATTGGATAATCTAATAGACTGTCTTATTTTATTATTATTCATTATTCATTATAGATAAATATTATTTTATTAATATTTATCTATTCAATTTTTTATAAATATTCAGCGTTTTAAATGTTGAAAGGTGTAAAATTCGTTAGGTTATAATTATAAACAATTTAAAAAATTGAAATGCTTTTTTTATTATAGTGGAGGAGTAACCCTTCGCCATCGTATTGAAAATAAAGTCAAACGACAGGCACAGTCAAATAAGACAAATTCAAAGAAAAGCAAAAGCAAAGTCAAAGCCAAGCCAAACAGTTAAGCCGAGCAGTTAAGCCATTTAAAATGGCGTACAAAAAGCTGTGTGTTGCCTCTGAATATTTTCCAAAGGAATGTTCGGGTCATTATACGGCAAAAGAACGCGACATTATGTTCAAATATCGCGATCACCGCGGAAATCGTTTTGATGATACTGTTGAACAAGTTTCTTTGTGTTCCTTTCACCATGAGTGGTTGAAAACCATTAAAACATTAGAAATGCGCGGTGAAACACCAGAAGATGCGGTAGGTAACGATTTATTGGAAAATTTCAAAAACAATAATATCTATCGCATCTGGAGCCGCCGTTCTAAAAAGTTCCCGTCAGACCGAGGGACAATGTATTTGTTGGAAGGCAATTACCAAGATAGTGTGCCTTTGAACGGTGATGAAAATATCTGGGAGTTGAAAGGTGTCTTTTGTTATGATGATGTGGATACAAAAAACATGTTTGAAATTGTTCCGATTACCGAAGTAAATGTGATGGAATGGTTGACAACCCAAAAAATCATGTATTCTTATCCATCGCAAATGCGGAGGGTATGGTTGTCGAAAGAAACCGGAGATGAAGTAGAAGAAGGAGAAGTAAGTATGGTGAATGGTGGGTGTTTTTGTACCCGAATTGAAAATACACAGGAATACACTAATGTTGCGCGTGATTTTGAGATGGGAATTTGTCCTGCCGAAATCAAAGAAATTTTCTGGAAAAAAAAAGAAAATGTTGAGTTTCTTGAATTTCAGGACTGTCTGGATTTCATTAACGATGAAATGTACCATTATCCTCTGATTAATTGGAGCGTAATTTATGACAATTGTAAACTTTCACATAAAAAAATCTATGAGAACGTTCTCTTGTTAAAACAAGCGTTAGTTGTTGGAAATCACGAGACAATTAACAGCATGAAACGGAAGTTATATTCTGATATTAGACCAGATGACAATACACAGTTTCATGTGATTATGTGGGCGGTTTATGTTGCAACAAACCATCAACTCTATTTGAGCAATAGTTTTGGAACAATTCCAGATTTTTATCAGGATGAAAAAGGATATAAACTGTTCTTTACAAATCTGGTGGATTTGTTTGTTCATGAAGGATTAGTGACCCCCCTTCTATGTTTGGCGATTTCAGGTGAACGGCAACGCGATGTCTGCCATAAACAACGGGATTATCATAATGTGGTTAATGAAAATGTTGAAGTGGTGAAATTGATCGTTCCACAATTTGTTGATGCCAATTCTACAACGGTTCATGAATATGTGGATGAATATGGGGATGTTTCTGATGATGGTGAAAAAAAGCGGATTGGATTGACTGCGTGGGGGTATTGGAATTGGTATGATAATCAGTTATTTAATATTCGTGCGTTTGGAAATTGTGGTGGGAGTATGTATGAAACATTTGAAAAAAATAAAGAGATAGGTGAATTTTTAAACCCAGCAGCAGTCGTAGTCCCTGAACCAAAACAAACCGATTGCGATTGTGTTGTGCGTGAAAATTGTAATTGCACAGTGCATCCGGATTGGCGTATATAATGTATAGTATAAGTTGCGAAATCACACTAAACTAAATAATAATAAATAAAAAATAATAAATAATAAAAAAGAATAAGGTAAGGTTCTTTTTTATTTTTTATTATCCTTAAAACGCTGATAAATTCAAAAATTGAATTGCTTTACGCTACTAAACTAAGTAAAACTACGTTAAGAACTTAAAATTTACTATTATAAAATATGTCGGATTACATCTCACTTGTTGATGAAGATAAATGGCTTAGGTTTCAATTGATTTGCAAACCAGAACAATCTGGTAAAACTTTTGTTATGATTCGTCATATTATATCAGACATCACAGAGCCAATACAAGACAAAGAAATAATTAATATTATATTCTGTGACAATAATTTACTTCTCACAAAACAAACAAGTGATAGAGTGGAATATGATTTGAAAGAATATATAGTTGAAGGAGAAAGCTATATTGAGTTATCATCACATTCAAGAACAGACTATCATGACACAGCATCAGTATTTCAGGCAATTTTGGTGAATGCTGCAAGAAATATAATATGTTGCACAAATGGTAAACGGATGGATGACATCTATAAATTGATACAAGATATAAACACATCACCGTTTACTAAAGGAAAATTTCATTTTAATGTTTGGTTGGATGAAGCGGATAAGTTTATGAAGTTTATTGATAATACGTTGCGCCCAATTGTAGATAAATATGATAATGTTAATTGTAAATTAATTACAGCTACTCCTAATGCTCTTTTTCAAAAATATATTTATATGAATGTATTACCAATTGAAAATACTACTTCGGAATTGTATCACGGTTGGTCTGACTATATTCGATGTAAATCAGATGAGTGTTGCGATACTGATTGCAATTATGCCGAATCTCCTCATAGCCATTTCGGGTCCAATATAAATATTTTTGAAAAAGAAGGAGATTGTTTGAGTTTTGTTGACCATATATTGACAAATGTAGCTTCTGACAAAATAAATCCAGGAACAAAATGGTTTATTCCAGGATTAAATACAAAAAAAAGCCATGAACAAATTAAAGCCTATTGTATTGAAAGAAACATGGCTGTTTTGTGTGTAAACGGTGATGGTATGGTTCTTACTATACCAGGAACACTGCAGCGAATACCTTATAAAAAGGATGATGTATTCAATAGTAAACTTATAGATATATATAAAAAAAATAGATTAGAACGGTTTGCTTTTGTTATTACTGGATATATTTGTATTGGGAGAGGCATTACAATTATGTCTGATAGTTTTATGATAGATTATGCGGTTCTATCACAAGATTCAAATAAGAATGAAGCGTCTCAACTTGCTGGGCGAATGAAGGGGAATATAAAAGGGTTTAAAACATATAACGAAAAAAAAATACCTGTGATTTTTACAACCGAAAAATTTAATAAAATAGCAATTGAGTGGGAGAATAAATCAAAGAGACTTGCAAAATTAGCCTTTGAAAAGGAACAAAATGGAATAATTACTGTTATAGATAAAACCGAATTTAAAACATGTGATAAATCATTTGTTTACATATGTTCAGAAATTTTATTTAATAGTTTTGATGAAGCCAAAAAATTTCTGATTACAAAAGAAAGAGAAATGGGGTGTAAGGTAAAAATTACAAAAAATAATGTAATACATGAACTGGAAGGTTATTATATTACATCTAAATTGCTCCGAGTTAACCAAACAGTTTCTGACCTTACTAAGGACGATAGAATTACGATAGAAACAGCCAAAAAAATTCCAGTTAGTCGTTGTATATCTTCAACAGACAAAGGAAGTCGTTATTTAATCTTGCCCGTGTACGATAATATGATGAGTCAACCAAAAAGTGTTAAATATCAAGTTAGGTACATTAAGTTTATGTAGTATGAACAAAAATAAAAAATAAATAATAAAAAAGATAAGGTAAGGTTCTTTTTTATTTTTTATTACTTTATTTTTTATTTAATTACACCGACCGAAAAGAAAAATGAGACAAAAACATAATTACGATTTATATATTTTATAACTATGTTTAAGATAATTTGTTAAATGATCTTTTCTTATCATCGTTGCTAATATATCTTTTATAGTTTTATCAATATCATCGTATGTATTTGGACTAACCTTTTTTATATAATGTTTTAATTGACTGAAAAACTCTTCTATGCTATTGGTTTCAGGGTGATAAGGTACAGAATACAATAATGTATTTTTACTATCTTCTATGGTTTCTCTAATAACTTTGGATTTATGTATGACTGCATTATCCATAATAATTAAATGGTTTTTGTATTTATCTTTTATAAACTCGGCATAAAACTCTAATATATCTGTGGTTTTTATACCACCCTTTCTTTCAGGATATAATTTCCACCCCACAACTTTCTCCGCACTTATCGCACATAACAAATTAAAGCGTTTATATGGATACTTATTTGTTTTCTTGATAACTCTTGTTCCGCTTCTACTACGTCCATAAGCATGTGTCATATTTAGATAAATTGAAGTTTCATCTAAACAAATGGTTTTCTTATAATCATAATTTTCTAACTTTTTATGAAACTCGGCTAAATCTTGTTTTTCTTGTCCTTCTCGTTTTTCAGGATAATATTTACTACGTAAGCGTTTGCGAGTTATTTTGTGTTTATGTAAAATAGTGTAAATACTGCGGTCGGTTAAATGCACGCCAAATCTTTCATGTACTAATTTAGAATATTCCCATAATGTCGTTGTTGGATATTTTCGCACATATTCTTTAATGAACTTTTCTATTTCAGGTGTTATTTTCAAATTATGATTTTTGCGAGTTTTCCTATGAAGTGTACCATCGGTTTCATATGTTTTTACCCATCTTGCTAATGATTGATATTTACAATTAAATATCTCACATGTCGTTCGCATATCATTTTGATGGTCTAAATAATATTTAACTGCACTTATTTTATAATCGTCAGAATGTTGTTTCATTTTATTACTATATAAATATTTAAAAATATCTCTCTTTATAAATTAGTTGAAAATGGAAGAATTACAGACAGAAATTGAAGTATTAAAACAGAAAAATAAGGAATTGGAAGAAAAATTAAAAAAATATACAAACGGTGATAACCATAAACGCTATTATGAAAAAAATAAAGAAAAAATCAAAGAGCACGGCTCAAAAAACTTAAAAAAGTTAAAAGAAGAAAATCCTGAAATATTACAACAATATAGACGAACATATTACTTGAAGAGGAAGGAGAAGATGAAACAACCATTAGAAGATAATAATTTATGATTTTTTCCATTGAACATTATTTTTTGATTCATACCAAAATTGTTTTATTTTGTCATATTTACCGTATTTTTTTACAAAATAACATAAACATTTTCCGAAAAATTGTTTAAATTGTTTAATTTTTGGAATTTCTGGTACATCATAGCAAATTTTACATATTGAATAATGTTTATTGTGTTCACATATATGTCTCCCACTCCTATGACCAAAACGTTTAAGATATGTTATATGTTCAGGGTTTGTAATGTCATATCTGTCTTTTTCTTTACTAATTTTGTCCAGTATAATTTTTCGTATAGGTTCATATTTAATACGTTCTTGTTCATATTTAATACATTCAACGCATGTTTTACACTCATACTCAATACATATTTTTTTGCTACCTAATTTACTCCATTCACCGCAATATCTACACGTCCAAGTATAATTATGGCTATAGAATGTTGTGTTTTTACAACTCTCACATGTTGATAAACGCGCGTAATCACCCCCATCATAAGTCGGATATATTGGCTCTTCGCAACCTATAACACCGCCTAATAAACCAATACTTATATTATTATCATCCTCTGCAATTTCTGGCAATACAGAACATACTAATAAAAACTCACCATCCCATCCTGATTTAACGATTTTATCCGCATATTGTTCAATATTTTTAATATCAGTATCACCTTTCACTTCAACCAATACATGTCTATGCGGAAACTTTAAAATGAAATCTGGTATGTAACCTTTTAGATCTATTGGTTCATACTCCCATTCCCATCCTAATTTTGTAAACATTTCTGCCCATTGTGCTTCAATACGGCTTCTAAAACGAATGCCATTAATGCCAGTTGTAGGTATTGCTGATGTTGCCATTTTAATAATAAATAATGAATAATATAATTTATATTTATTTAAAATCAATTTTATAATAAAAACTGAATATATTTAGGAAAAAGAACATATGCGTATAATTACTTAGAAATATAATATTTAGTAATTATATAAATGAAAAAAAAGAAGAAATCAGATAGTCCTTTAAAAGTGATTAAGACATCTTTGAAAAGTATTTGTTTAGACAAAGAAACAATACTTACTATAAATAATTATTGTAAAAATCTCAATCTTATTGTAATTCATACGTATCAGTTTCTTCGTTTATTTATTTTACATAAATATCATCAGAAAGAGACCTTACCGAAAATAGATGAGAAGTTTATAGAACATATTATAAAAACTATTGCGTTCGGTGATAAAAGAGGGCGAAAGTTTGTGAATGAAGAACTCGCGATTTTTTATGAAACACACTATAAACCGACACTTTCTAAGGAGGAGAAATTATCTTATTCTAAATATGGAAATACAATTGGTTATACCGCAACCGCAATCTTAACATGCTTAGAAACAAATATAAAAACACACTTCACAAAACATTTGCGACGCTTTATCAATATACAATTTGAAAATGATAAACAGACCACAGAGAAGCAGACGAAAGAAGAAAAACAACAACTTTATAAACAGACCAAAATCCTATTTGATGATATTATTTATAACACAGATAAGAGTGAAAATGAATACAAAGCATGGAAGACTACACATAAATCTTTTCTAATACCCGAAAAAATTAAAAAGAACGTACACTATGATTTAGAATGTTCGCCCCAACATTATCTGTCTCCGATGATTTATATGAGTTTGAAGTTAGAAGAGCAAGAAAAGAAACTCTTTCAATTCTGTCCGCTACGCAGAACGCTGATACCCAAATATATGACGATTGATACAAAAACCTTAATTACGATGTTATTTAATACCAAGAAACATGAAACAACACAAGGAAAGTTATTAGATAATTTAAATGACAGTAAAGAGCTCATTTGGAAGACTTTATTCAATATGGAAAAAATCAATACACTAATGAACGTTGATAAATATACATTTAATCATATGTTTTCAACTGATGGTGTAGGTTGTTCTTTGCTCTTTACAAGAGTGGATGCAACAGACACAAACTTACCACCACCAAAAAATACAGGTAATAAAGAATATGACTATATAACCGAATTAACTAACGAGGAATTAAACCATTTAAAAGATTATAATAAAGTTGCAATAGATCCAGGTAAGAATACTCTTATGTTTATGACAGATGACAACGGCAACACTTTAACTTATACCAAAATGCAACGTCGTATAGATACCTATGCAAAAAAGAAAAGACAAATAATGATGAAGTCATTTGAAGAGAATAATATTAAAAAATTAGAAGAACCCTTAAACCAAACCTGTTCTATGAGTTGTAATTATGAAAAGTTTATAGCGTATTTGAAACTGCGAAATCAAATCAATCAGGAATTACAAACCTATTACGAACAAGAATTATTTAGAAAATTACGATGGCGAAGTCATACTTATACACAAAAAAGCGAAAGCATTTTAATCAATAAAATAAAAAGAACCTTTGGAAAGAAGATAGTTATCGGGTTTGGTTCTTTCCAACAAACTCAGCAAATGAAAAATTGTATGCCGACACCCAATAAAGGTTTAAAGGATTTATTAGCAAAACATTTTAAATTATATATTGTAGATGAGTTTAAAACATCTAAGATGTGTAGTTTTTGTTTAGAAGGTGAAACGGGTTATTATAAACAACGAGAAAACCCGAGACCATTTAGAAAAGGTATGGTGAATGTACATGGATTACTAACTTGCACGAAGTGTAGTAAGTCATCGCATTCCCATTTAATTAACCGAGATTTGAATGGAAGTAGAAATATCTTGTATCTAATGAAGGAATGGATACAATATAGAAAAAGACCTACCCAATTTTGTAGGAAACCATTTTTCATATCATAAGACGAATGATAGAACCAAAGTTATAAATGCCAAAAGAAAAGGGTTTATGAGAATTTAATGTATTTTTAATACAGTTTTGTCTCATTTTTCTTTTCGGTCGGTGTAATAATAAAATATAAATATATATATTTAAAAATTGATTATTAATTAAATATATATTACAATATTATATACAAATATAATATAGAATTATATTAAGAATAATAAATTATTATTATTATTATGTAGCAAAAAA